TGGAAAAAGAAGTCGTAGCGGAACTAGGTGAAGCCAACGGCAAACAACCGAATTCTACTGGTGGTAAGGCAGACCCTATGCCAAAAATGAAAGATGGTGAGAAACCAGAGGATGTAGGTGGCCCAACCCCTGAAAAAGATGCGAATATGGTTGGAAAACCAGATTCTGCAAAAAAAGTTAAAAAGGACTCTTCTGCACCAACTAAAGGTGCTGTTCCTCCAGAACCAGCCGATAAAATTAAAGAAGGCGCTCACGAGGACGATGAAGAACCTAAAAAAATGATGAAGAAAGATGATGAGGAAGACGATGATGACGATATGGAAGAACAAATATCTAAATTATCTAAACTTTCTAAAACTGAACTCGTTAATCAGTACACCAAAGGTATGACCAAAGCTGCACTCGCAAAAGGTATTGCTGAGTATGGTAATATGATGAAAGCCATGGCTCACGGTGATAAAGATGACGAAAAGAAAAAAATGATGGCTATGAAACACATGAAAAAAGAAAGCGTTGATATCAAAAAAGATGTTGATGCACTTTTAGAAGGTGAAGATTTTTCTGATGAGTTCAAAACTAAAGCTGAAACAATATTTGAAGCTGCAGTATCATCTAGAATTTCTGAAGTTAAAGAAACTTTAGAAGAAGAAAAAACTCAAGCTATTGAAGAAGCAAAAGAAGATATGGTTGATAAAATTGACTCATATCTAACTTATGTAACTGAAGAGTGGAAGAAAGAAAACCAACTTGCTATTGAAAGAGGTCTAAAGGGAGAAATCGCTGAAGACTTTATTACTGGTCTTAAATCTTTATTTGAAGACCACTATATTGATGTTCCAAACGAAAAATATGATATTCTTGAAGCACAGACTAAAGAGATTGAGGAACTAAAAGCAAAGGTAAACGATTTAATGGAACAAGATAAGTCAACTAAGAATAGAGTTGGTGAACTTGTTCGTGAATCATTAATTTCTGAAGTATCAAAAGATTTAGCAGAAACAGAAAAAGAAAAATTTAATTCTTTGACTGCTGATGTTGAATTTTCTGGTGAAGAGTCTTTCAAAGAAAAACTATCTACTTTGAAAGAATCATACTTCCCTTCAGAGAAAAAAGTTGAAGAAGTGTTATCTGAAGACGCTGAGAGTCCAAAGACTATTGAAGCAGACTCAGATGCAATGGCGGCATATACGGCTGCAATTAATAAAACCCATAAAAGGGCAGTAAACAAATCGTAATGATAAATATAAGTAAATATATAAGGAGAAACTAAGATGTTTCAAACAACACATTTACAAGAGAAGTGGCAGCCCGTTCTAGACCATCCAGATTTACCAAAAATCAATGATGCTTACAGAAGAGCCGTCACTACTGTTATTTTAGAAAACCAAGAGAAGGCACTCAGAGAAGATGCTTCTTTCTTGGCAGAAGGAACTCCAGTTAACGCAACTGCGGCTGGTGCCAATCCTATGGCAAATTGGGATCCCATCCTAATTTCACTTGTCAGAAGAGCTATGCCAAACTTGATTGCATATGACATTTGTGGTGTGCAACCAATGACTGGCCCAACTGGTTTAATCTTTGCAATGCGTTCAAGATTTGATGACCAGTCTGGTGCAGAAGCATTAGTAGATGAAGCAGATGCAGAACATTCTGCTGATAACGCATCATCTTCATTAACAACTGCACAGCAAGGTACTAACCCTAGTATTCTTAATGATTCACCAGAAGGTACTTATACTTTTTCACAAGGTATGACTACTGCACAGGCTGAAGCATTAGGTGATAGTTCTCAAAACCACTTTGCACAAATGGCTTTCTCTATTGAGAAATCAACTGTTACTGCAAAGTCTAGAGCACTTAAAGCCGAATACACAATGGAACTTGCACAAGACTTAAAAGCAATTCACGGTCTTGATGCAGAAACAGAACTTGCAAACATCCTTTCTGCTGAAATTCTTGCAGAAATCAATAGGGAAGTAGTAAGAAGAATTTACAGAACTGCCGTAGAAGGTGCTCAAGTAAATACAACTACTGCTGGTACTTTTGACTTAGATACAGACTCTAACGGTAGATGGTCTGTTGAAAAATTCAAAGGACTAATGTTCCAGATTGAAAGAGATGCAAATGCAATCGGCCAAAAAACTCGTAGAGGGAAAGGTAACCTTTTACTAGTAAGTGCTGATGTTGCCTCTGCTTTACAAATGGCTGGTATCCTAGATTACCAATCTGCATTAAACAACAACCTACAAGTGGATGACACTCAAAACACTTTTGCTGGTGTATTGAATGGTCGTTACAGAGTATATGTTGACCCATACGCTGCAAATGTGGCTGCAAGTCAATACTATGTCTGTGGATATAAAGGTACTTCACCTTACGATGCTGGTACTTTCTATTGTCCATATGTTCCACTACAAATGGTGAGAGCAGTTGGTGAGCAAACTTTCCAACCAAAAATCGGTTTCAAAACTAGATACGGTATGATTGATAACCCATTCGCTGTTGACGCTGGTGCGTTAGCTGACGGTAATGATGCTGGTTCTTCAAATACTGCATTTACTAAAGAAACTAACCAATATTACAGAAGAGTTAAAGTCGCTAACTTAATGTAATAAATACAATCTACC